GATGAGGACTTGTTAACCCAAGACGGATTAGATAATCTAACCACGCAATAAAGGGAGGGCTTCGTGCCCTCCTTTTTTTTATCTTTGTAAAAACTAAAGAGATGTGCATTGAATCACTACTCGGATTAAGAGGCTGCGAAGTACCTGAGCCATCGACAGGCTTGTACATCGATGACCTCGGAATCAACCAGACATTCTTAGGGCAACTTATCACCGACCAATACCGCAACGGCGTTGAGCTATTCGAAGATAAACGTGCCTTTGCATGGCGCAAGCTTTCATCCGATGTGCTGACTAAGCTCAGCCCGATGATGAAGAGCGACACGATCATTGAGAGCAAGCGCGTTGGACAAGTTGTGTCCAATTATGCCAATGTGCAGACTGCCCTTGGTGCTGGCAACTATGGTGGCATCAGGCTCAAGATTGACCCGAACACGGTTAGTTATCTGAACTTCTACCTTTCAGATATCAACCTTGCAATTGACTCGGCCAACACCAACGTGCCGGTGCTTATCTTCGACATGACCACCGGCAAGCTACTTGAGACAATCACCTACGCAGAGGGGGCACTTGACCAGTTCATTGGCAAGACCTTCACCTCAGCCAAGCGCAAGCTTGACATTGCAATCGTGTACGAGTCAACGATGAACACCGTGAAGTTCACACCAAAGAGAGGCACTTGCACTTCTTGCGGAGGTGGGCCGAAAGAATCGCACATGTGCCCTTTCGTGGATGCGATCGGGATTGAGCTGACTACCGATGGTACGAACGTGCTGACAAGCAGCAGCTCGAAATACACCACAGGCATGAGCATCACGTACAATGTGAACTGCGACCGCCAAGGTTGGATGTGCTCAGTCGGTGGCACGATGGCCTTATCACTGGCCTACGCCACCGCTGTTGAGATTTATAACTATGCCCTAACCATAAGCCCGAATCAAAGGGTGAACACTGCTGTGGTGGTTAATCGTGGCCAAAACAAGCCCGAGCTCATGGAGGGAATAATGGCAGCCCGAGACATCGCAGCAACACGCTACGCTGAAGACCTTGGCGCAACCTTGCAGAACATGCGCCTGCCTGATGATACGCATTGCTGGGATTGCAGAAGAAACATGAAGTACGTGACAGCCCTGCCGTAACATGCCAACGCCTGCGCAGATACAAAAGAACCTCGATGCACTCTATGAGGACTGGACTTCCAAGTTCACTGCCTTGTATGGTCCGGTGAGGGAATTGAAGCGCATCATGTTCAAGCGGATATTTGGCACTGGTAGTTCGGGAGGCAGCAACAGCGATGGCCAGAAGCTACCGACTAAGCCGTATAGCACAACTCCGATTTACGTTTCTCCAAGAGCCTTGGCAAGTGCTCTCAGCAAGTTCAAGGTGGGCAAGCGAGGCGAGCCGATTGAATCTCTCTACTTCCCTGGTGGATATGCCCAGCTGAAAACAGGGACATCAAGGAAGCTACCATTGGAATTGACTGGCAGGCTCAAAGGTGGATTCTTATCGGAGGAGGTACTCACAGAAGGCTTGAAGGCTGGAATTGCCTTGCCTTCATCGGAGGCTGGCAAGGTCGAAGGACTCGAAAAGAAGTACGGCATAATCTTTCAGCCCACACCAGAAGAGCAGGCCGAGATGCTTGAGGACCACGCGCAGCAATTAGTTGAGCAAATTATAAACGCAATGAGCAAACGATGAACATACTCTCTACCATACTTGACAGACTGAACCAACGTGTTGAGGTTGGCAATATCTTCGACCAGATATACGGCCTCTCCGAGCTTGTAGGCGAAGGCAATGACAAAGCTTGGGCTTTCTATATCGGAAACGGCCAAGCGATTCCTGTAACGAATTACGATGCGAAGCAGGGCACATTGTTCTGGGCCAAGCGTGGCAAGATAACAGTAACCAAGAACGACAGCTTGAGGCTGGCAGGCTGCAAATCGATATACGAGACACGCTTCAGCATGACAGCCTATGCGATGGTGCGCAAGTCGCATCTCCCTTGCGACTCTGCCGATGCACAGGACTGGGTGGCATCGCGAGTGCTGCGCTTGATCAGCGGCACGGACCCACAATTCAAGACTGCCATCGGGGCAATTGCCTACGAGGTAGTGCCAAGCGGATATGCAACTGAGGCGAGATACTTGCCAGTAAATTACGAATGGGCTGCCGTTGCAATTGATGTGGATGTCAATGTCAGCACCTCAAGTGAGGACGGCTGCTATGACACTTGCGCAACCGGTGACATTCCACTGCCTGACTTCGAGCCATGCGTTCCATGCCTGACCGAGGTTGCTGTGGATGGGGTGACCATCACAGGCAACGGCACACCAGCGGATCCGTTGGTTGCAATTGGTGGAGGTGGTGGAACGCCCTTGCGCACACAGGATGAAGGCGCAAACGTAAGTACCAACACCACAACATTGAACTTCACCGGTGCAGGGGTGACGGCATCGCTGACTTCGCCTGGCGTGGTTGAAGTCAATGTGCCTGGCGGTGGAGGTGGGAGCCAAGACTTGCAAGATGTAACCGACATCGGCAACAGCACAACCAACGACATCGACTTCATTGCCAACGCTGGGCTTTCATTCGATAACGGCGCACGCTTTCGCAAGGGTACAACCGATGCAGGGCTTGGAGGCGCAAAGGGCACAGCGCAACTATGCTCGATTAGTTACGAGCTAAAGTGGGAAGCAGGGCGATTGTATTACATGGAGCAAGATGGATTCACCATTCGCGATGTAACGCACAATTTTACATTCGTGCCACAGCCAACAGATGACAGCACGAAGGGCTTTGTTGTAGGCTCGCGCTGGTCGCTCGATGATGGCACGGTCTACCTTTGCAGCGATGCCACAATTGGCGCAGCTGTGTGGGCTGTGGTAAGTGTTGGAGGCGTTACAGCAGTAACGGCAACCTCGCCAATATTCTCAAGCGGTGGGGCAACGCCTGACATAAGCATACAGCCTGCGAACTTGTTCGATGATGGCTACTTGACCTCGGCTGACTTCACGAGCTTTACAAATAAGTTTGATGTGCCAACAGGCACGGCTTCCGACTACCTCGATGGCACTGGAACGCCAACGCCGTTTCCGACTTTGACCAATGGCACGGTCACATCGGTAGCGGCAACCGTGCCGAACCCAACTAACCCAGCGTTCAGCGTTAACGTGCCGAATAATACCACTACGCCAAGCGTGGACATTACCGCCAACGGAGTAGTGAGCCAGTACGTTCGCGGCGATGGCAGCCTTGCGAACTTTCCGCTCGGAGGCGGTGGTGGCGCATCGGTTAATTACTACCTCAACGGCTCAATCAGTCAGGGTACAATCGGGGGCAATGCTTACTTCCAAATGAGCCGAGTGCCTGTGCTTGGTGGTGGTACGAACTTCACGCGCACCAACGCGCAAGGCAATGGCTACATCGCGCAATTCATAACCGATGCAGGCGACCCGAATCTTTTGGCAATCCCTTCAGGCAATTGGAACTTTGAAACCTACTTTAATGCTTCGAGTGGTGGTGGCAATCCGAGCTTTTACATTGAATTGTATAAGTACGATGGCGCAACTTTTACGCTCATATCTTCAGGGTCTACAAACCCCGAAGCGATTACAGGCGGCACGGTGGTCGATTTATACGTGAGTGCGCTTGCAGTACCAAGCACGGTGCTACTTGCAACCGATAGGCTCGCAGTACGCATATTCGTAACCACATCGGGGCGAAACATTACGCTGCATACTGAGGACAACAACCTTTGCCAAGTCATTACAACCTTCACCACAGGCTTGAATGCTCTCAACGGCTTAACTGCTCAAGTGCAGAACTTCGCAACCGGGACGGCTGGCACAGACTTCGGCATCAGCTCGGCAACGTCAACGCATACCTTCAACCTACCAACGGCAAGCGCAAGCAACAGAGGTGCGCTAAGTTCGGGGGATTGGACTACATTTAACGGCAAGTTCAACACGCCAAGCGGCACGACATCGCAGTACGTGCGTGGTGATGGCAGCCTTGCGACATTCCCAACCATAAGTGCGCCAACAATATATAAGTCAACTACTACAACAGCAGGGCACACAGGCAATGCCAATACAGTTAAATACACTCAGTTAGTACCAGCTAATACATTCGCAGCTGGCGACATTGTACGAATAACATGGCGAGCAACTAAAACAGGAACAGCAGGCAATATGACATTGCGCATTTATGCTAATACTACGGCCAATCTTTCGGGCTCACCAATTTTGTTGGGCTCTTATCAAGGCGGTGCCCCAAGTTTTTTGGTTATATCCATGCTTAGACACCTTGTAATCAAGACATCAAATAATAATACGGAGGTGTACTTTGCTCCGGGATTAGGATTTCCAACGGACATACCCTTGTATGACCTAACCACCACGGCAGCGGTTGATTGGACGCAGAATCAATATATCGTGTTGGCGATGCAGAATACCAATACACCCGATACTAATTTTGGCTCAATGTTTTTAATAGAAAAATTGTAACATGAATATCAATATCACATCGAATCAAATCGAATTTACAAGCACGGCAAGCGGTCAGATAACCACAGGCATAATAGAGCCACGCTGGGAGGCGGTCGATGAGCAATCCTTTCATGTTATAACCGAGCAGGGCGTGTACTTGTTTTATGTTAACGAAAATACCATAAACGGCGAGACATATACAAGTTCAATCGATGTGCTTGATTACTTAAATTCTTTGTAACTTTGTAAAAACTCAACTACTATGGCAGGCGTAAAAGTAACAGACCTAACATCGACCAGCACGGCAGCGGCAACTGATGTGTTCTACATTGTCGATACTGGCAGCAATACATCGAAGCAGATTGAAGTTCAAGACATCTATTCTGGGATGCCGCAGTTTGAGAGTGGTACGTTTACCCCTGCAATATCTGACGAGGTGGATTGCAATGTGACCGTGGTTACTGATGCTATTTACAGCCGCGTTGACAATGTGGTAACGATGACGATTTACTTGAGCATTACGTTGGACAATGTTGCTGGTACTGGCTCTTTCAATGTGGCTTTACCGGTTGCATCCACATTTGCAACGGCGAGGGATTGCTTCGGGACTGCAACGCTGATGACCAATCCAATTGACCGGATGACTTACTACGTTATTTCAGCCGATACTGCAACCGACAAATGCTTTGTTGAGGTTCAGGGCAATACAGGGATTTCAAGTGTCGCGGACTTTATTGCTACCATTCAATACTTAGTCATCTAAATGCGCTCCACCTCGCTGCTTGGTCTTAACCTAATCAAGAAGTATGAGGGCTTGCGGCTTAGTTCATACCTTTGCCCAGCAGGCGTGCCGACCATAGGCTACGGCAGCACGCGCCATCCGAACGGCAAGAAGGTGATGCTTGGCGAAAAGCTCAACAGCGAAAAGGAAGCAACGCAGTTGCTACTCGCCACGCTTTCGCCGTTCGAGGATGCGGTGAATAAGCACCTACCTAGCCTCAACCAATGCCAGTTCGATGCGCTTGTGTGCTTTGCCTACAACGTGGGCACTGGTGCGTTGGTGAAATCCACGCTCATGCGCAAGGCAAAAGCCAACGCAGCCGACCCGAGCATTCTCGATGAGTTCCTAAGATGGAACAAGGCAGGCGGCAAAGTGCTTGCAGGGCTTACCAATCGCAGGCGCGAAGAGGCAAATCTCTATTTCTCATTGTGTAATTTCTAAGCCCCAATTGCCCCAACGTGGGCCGCCTCTTTGCGTAAACTTACCCATGAGGAAACGCGCTACCAAACCAAGGCGAATTGTGGATGTCATTGTCAAGCACTGGCGTGGCACAATCGGCTCGCTGATGATTCTGGTATCAATCTTTTTACTCATATTCAAAGTGATAACAGCAGAGACATTAACCGCCATCATTGCAGCACTATTGGCCGCAGGGTATATTCCAAAAGCAAAAAGCGATGCAACAGATTAGAAGAG